GTTGTTTTCTTTTATTATACTCTAGGATCTCGGGACATTTCAAGACCCACTTTGGGGAATTCTTTGTGTTCCTTGGGAAACTTTGGTGACGAGGCGTGTATGGTGCGTGAGGTAAGAGTATAATTATAGGTAAGAGTAGGAGAACGTTTACCTTGGAGGGTAGTGACATGGCACGTCCACGTAGGGTCCCGAATACTAGTGGGGAACTGCTCTGCACTAGGTGCCTGGTGTGGAAGCCTAGTAACGAGTTCAACCACAAGGATTGGGGTACGGCTTGGATGTCCTGGTGTAAGTTGTGCATGTACTCTTACAACCGCAGGAGACGAGAAGAGCTGAAACTCAGGGCCGAACGAGGTGTTGGGCCCGTAGGTTCCATGAGTACCGATGATGTGGTGTACAACGAACGCGGACAGGTTACCGGACGCGACGTAGGTTTCGAGGATGGCTTTGACACGTTGGTGTGGAAACCGCAGGACGCTTCCGAAACAGGACGCATAGGAGACGTCCCTCTTGGCGAACACCTTGGACCTCCTTCCGAAGAGTGATACGTGTATACACCTTCCCTCATTTTCCTCGAGGTACAGGTACATGGACCTTGGTAATTTAGGATAATAGGAAACTTAGGGGAATAGTATAATAGTATAAGAACAAGGGAGGTCGAACGGTCTTGTTATACGGGTTAAACAAGCCCCTAGTTTTCTAAGACAGAGCGTGTACAAGAACGCATTACGAGAACGAGAACGTTTACCATCGGCCCGGCAGCCCATCACGCGTACAGCGCCGGGGCCCAACGGCCCAAGAGCCCGCGAAAGCGGGTCCGGCCAGGACCATCTGGCGATCGGCCCATCGGGCCAACGGCCCTCCCGGGAGCCAAGGCGACGGGGCCCTTCGGGGTTCTTGCAGAACGGCAGACTGCCCCCAGGCCCCTGTGGTCTCTGGTGGGACCTAGGGGTCGGGGGCCGCCGTGCACTGGTTAGATCTGTGACAGTGCCGCTTTGGCGACTAGCGTCCACAAGTACTGCGAGTCTTCTCGGAGATCGTCGTATCGCAGTGACGACCCATCCAACTTGTGGTACTCGTCGCATATGGCGCGTGCGACTCGCTCGTTGAGGTCCATGCTACGCTCCCTTCGTGGGACCGCAGATGCGGTTCCCCATGGTTCGGCAGTCCCAACCGGGGTCGTCCTCCTGGACGACGGTCGGGCTCGGTGTTGGCGTGGGCTCGTCACACGCGGTCCCGAAGATCAGAACCGCGAGGGTGACGGCCGTCGTTGTGAGGGCCCGGCTCACGAGTCGATCAACTCGCGTGCGGACTCGTAGGCGCCCGCCGACTGGTTCTCGTCAGCGTCTGGGTTCCAGTACTCGTCCATTGTTGCGTTCCCTTCTCGAATCCCACCTTGGGATCCAAGGAAGGAAACCCTCCGAAGAGGGTTTCCAACCTAGGACCTCAGGAGGCGTTCTTCTTGAGGTACTTCTCGGTCCACGTGATCGCGTCGCTCGCTGCGATCCGCACGCCCTTCAGGCTCTCGCGCTTGGTGCCGTCGAGGTAACCCTTCTTCGCGTACGTGTAGAACATCTGGGACGGCAGCTCCTTGCCGACCTCGAGGTCCGCGAGGACCTCGTTGACGACGACGCTGACGCCGTAGGGGGAGTAGTCCTCCTCGACGAAGTAGTCGGCGACTGTCTTCTCGACAGCCTCGACCTCGACCTCGGCGATGGTCTGCTCGGACATGATGGAACCCTTCTTTCGCGAGTTCATGATCCCTCTGATCATGATCCTCAATTCCAAGATCCTTCAAGAGGATCTTGAAGTTCAAGATCAGGATCTAGCAAAAGCAAGATCCGTTTGTAGATTTGTACGTATTACAAGATCCGCAGAGATTCGATCGCTTCAGATTATAACCTGCGCGCCTCTTCTCATCTTCGATATGATCTTTGTACTCTTCTGAGACTGATCTCATAGAGTCTATCTGAGGATCTTTCTTATGTTTCTGATCAAGCTTGAAAGAAAGATCATGCTTCATGATCAAACCTCTCTGTTTGGTTTTTGTTTTGCTGTTACTTTAATTATAATACAGGATCATGAAAAAATCAACATCTTTTACAAAGTAGATCATCTCAATCTTTTTATGACGTGGAGTAATTTGCAGTAAGATCTTTTCTGTAGTAGGCATACCTACTACACCCCGAGGGAGTGTACCCTACGTATACAAGGTACCGGGTACCCTACCCGTCACCCCCGGGGTGAAAAACCACCTATCCCCGGGGGGTATGTAGGAATGCGGTGGGGACAGAACGTGAGGGGAGGGGACAGAACTATATTCCCCGGGCGCCCAGCCCGGCACCCCGAGGCGAGGGTCTCACACACATCGATGAAGGAAACATGTTATACCGTTTTTGTCTGGATCGCACACATCAGGAACGGATCGATGTTATACCAGTTTATCCCAACCTCTTGCGGCTCACGCCGAGTCTATGGGATCATAGGGGTAAGCACAAGCTGTAAAGATTGGGAGGTGCGCGATGGCCAACGGATACACCGATCCCATGGACGATCCCGAGTGGGAGTCCATGCTAACCGGCAGCAACCTCAACCTCGACACGACGAGTGCATCGAGCGATATCGATCGTGCCAAGAAGATCCTGGCAGCGTCCGTGCCTGTTGCTGCGCAGACGATTGTCAACCTGGCACAATCAGGTCAAAACGAGACGACCAAGCTCAAGGCCGCCCAGTACATCGTTGACAAGTTCATGCCCGATGCAACTCCGACGCAGGAGTCCTGGGAGACCATGCTCGCCACAGTGGTTGGCGATGCCGAGAACCTGGCTAACGGCTCGCACTAACAACAGCAGCTCAGGAAGGTAGGTGTAGGCAGCCTTGTCCAATCGGGAGAGCATGGGCCCACAGGGACGTCTCGTCTCGACGGACCGTGTCCTGGACAAGGCTGCCTTCTTCAACCTGGTGAACTACAAGCCCCACTCGGTAGAACAAGCCAAGTACCACCAATCAACGGCGAGGTTCAAAGTCCCATGTTGTGGCCGCCGATTCGGCAAATCGACCATGGCAGGATACGACCTAGCTCCCCAGATGCTGACGCCGAAGAAGCGCTTCTGGATTGTCGGTCCCACGTACGACCTGGGTGAGAAGGAGTTCCGTGTCGTCTGGAACTCCTTGATTATTGACCTGAAGATGGGCCGCGACAAGCGAGTTCGCAAGGCTTACAACAAGCGCTCCGGTGACATGTACATCGAGCTCCCGTGGCAGACTCGTCTGGAAGTGCGCTCCGCAGATCACCCAGAGAATCTTGTCGGTGAGGCCCTAGATGGGGCCATTATGTCCGAGGCAGCCAAGCAGAAGATCGAAACCTGGGAGCGTTTCATTCGTCCTGCACTAGCTGACCGGCGCGGGTGGGCCACCTTCCCGACGACGCCTGAAGGATTCAACTGGCTCTATCAGCTTTGGGTACTAGGGCAGAACCCAGACTTCGCGGACTATGAAAGCTGGAAGTTCCCGTCGTGGGCGAACCCAGCGGTGTACCCGGGAGGCAGGCAGGACCCGGAGATCAAGCTGCTGGAGGCGACAACTACACCCGAGTGGTTCGCGCAAGAAATAGGCGCAGACTTCGCGAGTTTTGTCGGAAAGATCTTCCCCGAGTGGGAAGAGAGCACACATGTCCGGAAAGTCGAGTTTAATCCGGCTTGGCCCAACTACATGTGCTTTGACTGGGGATACACGAACCCGCTGGCGGCTGTTGAGTTCCAGGTGACGCCGTGGGACGAGATTCGAGTGTGGCGGGAGCACTACCAGGCCTTCACGACCCTCGAGGAACACATTCGAATTATCAAGGCTCGCCCGCAACCAGAGGGCTACCGTTTGGATATGGCTTTTGGGGACCCGGCGGATCCTGAGGCCGCGGTGTATGTTAGTCAGAAATTGGTAGGGTGCTGGGCAGCGCCTGAAGTTAAGTCGCTCCCATGGCGTGAAGGTATCGACCTTATGGGTACCTTCATGAGGCCCCGAGCTACTGGTTCTGACCTAGATGAGTACGGTACGCCTGAGACACGGCCTGCGTTCCTGGTGGACTTCAGCTGCCCGAACACCATCGGCGAGTTCAACAACTACCGCTCCCAGGAAGCGGTCAAGGGCAAGAACGTGCCGGAGATGGGCCAGAAGATCAAGGACCACGCCATCGATGCCATCCGCTATGGTATCCTACACCTGTTCGTCTTGGGCGCTGGTAGTTCGTTGTCGGATGTTATGAGCGGAGAGGGCAGCATGCCGATCGGTGACCAGAGCAGTGCAGGTACTTTCTTCACCATGAATAGTTCAGGCGGGATGGAGTTCTGAGATGCCTGTACTCGACCGAATCAGGGCCCTGTGGAGCCCTGGAGGGGGACAGGGGCGTGAGTCTATACCCGAGGTCTCTCTCGCTGAGGTACTGGAGAACTACGAGCTGGTCTCGGTTACGCCGGATGCCGTCGTTGTGTCCGACAAGGAAACCAGAGGGGTACAGGCACTTGCGTTTGGTAAGAGCACTGGCAGCTCGCCCAACATAGGGCAGGAGTTCGGTACCTCGAGTATTTCGCCGTTCACTTCGTTTGTGAGGCAGGAGTACAACCGTGATCTGTTTGGCTTGAAGGGCCTCCAGGCGTATGACAAGATGCGCCGAAGTGATGGCACGGTCAGGGGTACACTGCGCCTTGCGAAGACGCCCGTTCTAGCGGCACGCTGGTACATCAAACCCGCAGACAACTCTGCCATTCAGAAGCAACGGGCTCAGTTCGTCTGGGACAACCTCACGGAGTACATGACGATCTCGTGGTCGCAGATGCTGACCGAGGCATTGTTCATGCTCGAGTATGGCTACTACATGTTCGAGAAGGTCTACGACGAGCGAGTTATTGCGGGTAGGGAAAGAGTTATCTGGTCGAAGTTCGCTCCGCGGCATCCAATGGATGTGGCGGAGTGGGCGTACGACCGCAATGGTGGACCGGCTGGCGTTTGGATGTGGGCACCTTCGGACTGGGACACCGAAGACGGGCGGTACTGGATCCCGAT